AGAGACGTTGGGGAGTTCTCACCGGCTGCGTGAAAAAATGGGGCCGGGCGGCCCGTCGTTGTTGATCTTGTTTTTGTTCGTCCGATCAGACCGCCGAGTCGGCCGCCGCGTCGGCTGTTGCATGCGGCATGGACAATCCGGAGTCCGTCGGGGTCGGGCAGTAGCTCACCGCCGAGTCCGAGCGAGTCGACGTGATCAACCGAGGGTCCGGCCCGGTGTCGGCCGCTCAGCTCGTAGTCGATCGGCCGGTGGCAGATGGAGCAGGGCAGGTCGAGCGCACGGGCTTGGGTGACGAGCAGCGCGGCCCGCTTCTTCCATGCATAGCTTTGGTATGGACTGCTCACCACATGGTCTCCAGGTATTGGTTGAGCTCGGCGATGCCGTCGTCGACCCAGGTGCGGTAGGCGGTGCGGAGTTGTTGGCCGAGTTCGGCGAGTCGGTGCGGATCGGTGCAGGTGAGGACGTAGTAGTCGCGGAGGATCTCGTAGTCGCCGTCGATCTCGTTCGGGCTGAGGTCGTAGTCCCAGTTGCTCATGCCGGAACGCAGGTTGGGTGGGTGGTCTGGCCGGGTTCGACGAGGCTCATCGGTTGGGCGCAGACCGTGCAGTTCAGCGGCTGTCGCCCGTTCGGGGATCTATCCGCTACTGCCGCTACTCGCGCTACCTGAGCGTGGATCAGGCCGTCGCTATCCGCTACCGGTAGCGCTTGATCCGCTACCGGTAGCGCTTGTCGGAGGCCGTTTCCCGCGTAAGTAGCGGCGGTAGCGCTAGTAGCGGATAAATCCCCGAGGACGGGAAGGTACCGCTCCCAAGCATCGTGGAGGTCTTCGCGGTAGTAGCCCTTCGCGACCTTGTTGAAGTCCTGGTCGACCTTCACGTCGCGTGACCGAACCCCGTACGGCTGGAGCCGGCGGGCAAGACCGCGAGCATCCAACGGCTTGCCGTGCAGGTCGGACCAGGGCGCCTCGTCCATGCCGGTCAGCTTCTCGATCAGAGCGGCGGTGGTCATCCGGTCTTCGCCGGCGAACACGATCCGCATGTCGGTCAGCAGCTGCAGCCGAAGCGATGGCGACTGGCCGGTGTCAGCGGTAACGAACGCAATCGCGGCCGCGCGGCCCCACTGCGGCCAGTGACCACCGGCCAGATCGGCGACCGCGAGCAGCGCTTCCCACACGTCAGCGTTGCGGTCGGTGATCACCTCGGGCAGGTCGGGCCACTCGAACCGGTGCCCGACGTTGCCGGCCCAAATGGTGAGGTCGTTTCGGAGTTGGTGGCCGCGGCCGGCGTTGATCCGCGGCCGCCACGGTTCGACTCGTTCGTGCGGCGCCCGGCGGCGCATGTTGATCACCACCGACCGGGACATGATCGTGTCGGGCAGGTCGTTCAGGCCGGCGAGCGCGACCGCGCAGAAGGCGGGGAAGTCTTCGAGGACGGCGATCTGGCCGCGCATGACGACCCTGCCGGAGATCGCGCCCTGCCGATGGCCGGCGTTCAGTAGGCCGCGGATGTCCTCGTTCTCCTTCGCCTTCGGGCCGAAGATCGTGTCGATCTCGTCGTACAGGATCACCGGCAGCGGATCCTCGCCGACCTTGCGGAACAGGTAGGCGGCGGACACGTTGATCGCGTGGACGGCGTTGTGGACGAGTGGCTCGGTCACCTCCAGCGCCCGGGTCTTGCCGGACCCGGGTTCCGGTGACAGGAACGCGATTCGGGGGGTCGAGTCGAGCTTGTCCATGAAGTAGGTGTGCGCCACCCACAAGGTGTGTGCGACGGCGGCGTGCTCGTTGGGGTAGGCGACGAAGGTGGTCAGGAAGTCCAGCACCTGGTCGAGCACGTACGCGCCGTCCGTTTGGGTCAGAAAGTCGTCGACCATGACGTCGAAGTCGTCGCTCACCAATCCACCTCCTCGAGCGGTCCGAACCGGCCGGACAGCAGCTCGGCATGGTTCCGGCAGGCCCGGGCGATCTCGTCGCACTCGGCGTTGCCGACTTGCTCGAAGTCTCGGGCTCTGCGTTTCCACCACTCGGCGGTGGCGTTCTGGAGGGTGTCGACCAGCAGCCGGCGGACGAAGTTGTCCAGGTCGATTTTGATCGGGCCGAAGCTTTGGGCGATGCGTCGTCCATTCCACTCGGCCCAGCAGTTCGGGCAGAGCGCCACCTCCTTGACCGCGGTCACGGCGGTCACGACGCACCGCCGTAGCTCTTGTCGTAGATCAACGCCTCGCATTGATCGCCGAAGTCCCAGCTGGAATCGAACAACGGCTCAGGTTGCGCGGACTCGTCCAGCTCGGGCTCGGGCAGTGCCGGCGGGTCAGGCAGGTCGAAGTCGTCCAGATCGAACTTCGCTTCTTCCTGCAGCTCGTCGAGTTGGGCTTGGATCTCGGCGAGCTTCTCCCGGGCTTGCGCATGCAGGTTGTCGCGACGCTCGCTGTTGAGATCGGACTCGACGACCTCCCGCACCTGTTCCTGGTACTCCATAGCCAACGAGCTCGTTCGCGTAGCGAGAGTGTCGTCCCAGAATGGAGACACTGACGCAAGCACAACCTGTCGCAGCAGCTGGGGTTGTAGTGCCGCCAGCGCGTCGATCTCGGTTTGGGCGACTCCCATCGCCTCCTGCCACTTGTCGCCGCGGCGCTCTGACTCCTTCAACGGCGTTGATGGCAAGCCATACTCCCGAACCTGATCCGGTGTCAGCGCCACCCGGTGCACCTTGACGTCGATCTCGGGGAAGGACGTCGCCCGCAGCGCCTGCAGCTTCCGGCACAACGAGATCGGCATCTGCCACCCGGACGGATCACAATCAGCCAGGTAGAACACCTGCGCCGGCCGACCATCCTGGGCGATCGACTGCGCCATGTGGTGCGCCATCGTGATCGACATCTCGCCTGTGGGCCAGTACTCGTCGGCGTTGAACCGGCTCACGATCCGGGCCATCGGCTCTTTCAGGCTGCTCTTCTCGCCGACGAAGATGATCCGGAATGGCTGCGGCACCGCTCCCCACGCGTGCACGCGCGGCCGCAGATCATCGGGATCGGGCAACGTCACCTCGAAGTAGGTGGTCGCCCACGCGCCCATCGGGAGCCTCCGTGACGCTTCCCGAACCTCTGGGGGGTCGTTTCGGTTGTCGGTGATCCGGTCGAAGCCGATCACACCGAGGTAGCGGGCGGACCCGACCGCCTTCGACAGCCAGACCCAGTCGCGCTCGGTGTTCGTGTATGGCAAGCCATCAGGCTTCGGCCGGCCGATCAGCATGTAGTGCAAGGCGCGGATGTGCCGGCTGCCGTACGGGACGAGCTGCCTCATCTGGTCTTGAAGCCAGTTGGCGTCGCGCCGGGCAGCATCAGTCATTCGGAACGGGTCGTTGCCGGCCGACAACACCGTCAGTTGGCCGAGCGGCACCTCGCGCTCGGCTGCCGTGGATTCCAGGAGCGCTCGCAGGGGATCGATCGCTGCGACGTTGGTCGTGGCGCCGTTCGTGACCGAGGTGTCCGTGATCGGCGGTAAGATCGCGCTAACAGAGACGGTCTGCTTGGTAGCGGCGGAATCTGCTTGGGCCCCGGTCTGCCCGGCCGGGGCCTCGCTACGTCTACGCCGCATTGTTGCCACCTCCGGCCAGCAGCGATGCGAGTCGGGACCGCTGTTCCTCGGTCAGCGGCGGCGCTGCGGCGAGCACCTTCGCGACGTGGCGTTCTACGTTCTCGATCGCGGTCAGCTGATACGCCTCGACCAGCTCTGGATCGGACTTGTCCCGGCTGCGGGATAGGGCACTTGCTCGGAATCGTGCGTTCGGCACGGACGCTCCTCAGGCTGTGGCTGAGATGCGCCCGTCGAAGGGTCGCTGTCGGCGTGACGAGACGGGGTGCCGACACCCCAAAGGCCCGGACCTAAACCGGACGAATCCGGTATTCGCGGTCACCCTTGCGAGCGATGCTTGGTCGCAGCCAACTCTAGTGGATCAGGGACCGCAGCGTGAAGGTCCGAATTGGCGACGCCTCGACCAGCTTGGCGAACCGGTCGCCGGCGATCCGGGCGACGAGCCCGCAGCGCCCGCAGCGGAGCTCGACCGAGGACGTGTGGGGACGACCCACCAGCTGGAACCGGGTGAGTTGCCATATGCCGTTAGTGGACTCGACCCGTTCGATCGTGACCGGCGGGCCGGGGTGCTCGTCACAGGTGACGGTGAACGGCTCCCCTTCGCCGAAGGTGAGGATCCTGGTGACCGCGGTTCCGATGGTCCAGTCGTTGACGGTCATTTCCACTCGACCCGCACGTTGTCGTCGGTGATCGTGGTGACGCGCCATTCGATTTCGACCCTGGTCGGGTCAAACGTCGGACCCTTCCCCGTAGTCAGGACCCGGACCTGCACGAGCAGATCCACGACCGCCCGCCGCCGCTCCGGAGATAGCCGTTCCCACACCGTGGCCGGGTCTTCGATGAGTTCGCCAAGCACCTTGACCCTGCTTGGTGATGCGGCCTCGCCCTGGGCTTCGGCCAGCTTGGGCCGTACGGCCGCGTTGATCGTGGTCAGCTGCCCGAGGGAGATGGCGCCGGCCGCGTACGCCTGTGCCGCGTCCTCGAGCCGGTCCTGTAGCTGCTGGACGCTCCTTGCGGCCTTCTGTGCCCTGTCGGCGCTGCCGTGGTCGGCCAGTATGTCTCTGGCGTCGGGAAGCGCGAGACGGTCGAGGATGACCCGCGTGACGAGGTCGTCCACCGATGCCTGGTCGCGGATGACGTGCCCGAGGCGGCAGCGGTAGATCGGCTTGGACCGGCCCTTGTACGGCCTGGAGCGGGCGACGACGAGCGGTCCGTCGCAAACTCCGCAGCGGCCCAGTACGGAGAGTAGGTGAACGCGGCCGTCCGCGCCGGGCGTGGTGCGCCGGGTGGGGTTGGACAGGATGGCTACTACCTGGTGGAAGTCCTCGGCGGGCAGGATCGGCTCCCAGGTGCCGCGCCCGACGACTTCGCCGTGGTGGACGCGGAGCCCGGCGTTCCGTGGTCGCAGCAGCACACCCCGTAGCGTCACGTCTCGCCATTGTCTGCCGGTCGCCGTGTGCCGACCGGACGCGTTGAGTGTCCGTGTGATGCTCTTGATTGTGTCGCCGGCCAGCAGCAGCGCGGTGGCCTCCCGGACGACGGCGGCCTCGGTGGGGTCGACGGTCACCCGGTCGGCAGCCCAGCCGTAGGGGCGCATCCCGCCGTGCGCCTTGCCTGTCGCGGCGTTGGCTTCGAGCTTTCGCCGGATGCGTTCACTCTTGTGTTCACTCTCGTACTCCGCGACGGAGCCCAAGATGCGCGAGTTCATCCGGCCCGCGGGAGTGCTCAGGTCGTAGCGGCCCGCGGTGACGGTCTCGACGTGCACGCCGTGCTCGTTGACGAGGTCGATGAACCCGACCAGCTCGCGGGTCTGCCGGTGCAGCCGGTCGGGATGCCACGCGACGATCGTGTTGATCTGGCCGGCGTTGACGGCCTCGAGCATCGCTTGGTACGCCGGTCGGGACTTCTGCGGATCGTAGGCCGAACGGTCGTTGTCGCAGAAGATCTCGACGACCTTCCACCCGAGGGAGGCGCACAGTTTCCGCGCGTCGGCCTCCTGTCGTTGCACACCGAGCGACTCGCCGCTCGGGTCGGCGCTGATCCTGGTGTAGATCCCCGCCAGACCCATCACTGTTTTCATGTGTTGAGTGTACAGTGAGGTGTGTCACTACGCGTTAAAAGCAGGTAATCGACTGAGGAGCCAGGACCATAACCCAGACCACCGCAGCACCCACGACCCTGCCGGCCTGCCCTGACTGGTGCGAGCTCGAACCAGACGACCACGAGCTCGAGCTCGACGGTGACCGCTGGCTTTGGACTCACGAAGTGTGGTTCGGGGAGCCGCCCGAGACCGAAGAGACGAAGCGATACCCGGACCGATACGTAGAACTGCCGATCGTGGCTGTCCACCTCCAGGAGATCCTCGACCGCGACGGCCGGCGCCCCGACGCCGACAACGTGGACTCGGTCAGCATCTGGATCTCCACGCCCCAGAACGTGGATACCGCCGACCATCTCCGTGCGCTCGCCGGCCACCTGGTCGAGACCGCCGAGTTCCTCGACGCCCATCGGCTGACCGGCTACTGGCGGCACTTCGCGGGCATGCCATACGAGGAGTTCTGGACCCTAGCGGTGTCGTCATGATTGAACCGTGGTGGGCTGATCTGCCCGTGACCGAACTGGACGACCGCGGCCGTGAGTTCGTGTTGGCCCAGATCTTAGACATGCTGGTATATCGGAACGTTGACCGCGACGACCTGCGCGAGGCGATTGCGACGGCCGCGGCACTACGGACAACGCGGCAATGAGCACCAGGGCTGGGACAATGAGGTGCCGGGACCGGTGTCCCTCACAATCGGCGTTAGGGCTGTCTTCCGCGGGTGGTCGACACCGGCACCCCGGCACATCTGCCACGAAGGGACCCGCCATGATGACCCGCACCGAACCCCGACTCGACTACCTCGCCGGCCTCCAGGTCAGGGCCGCGACCGGGCTGCAGCTCGAGGTGACCGCGCTCGCCTATGGCTCGTGGTATCCGCTGGCCGGCACCTCCGAGGAACGGTTCGTGCGTGGGTGCTTCGGCGACCTCTCCCGTCGGGTGATCCCGTTGCTGGTGTCCCACGACCATGCGAGCCTGCCGGTCGGCAGGGCGATCTCCTGGGACGACAGCGCGACCCACCTACGCGGCAAGTTCCAGCTGATCGACTCCGCTAGAGGGTGCGAGATCTACGACCAGGTCCGCGCCGGCTTCGTCGCCGCTTGCTCCATCGGGTTCCAGCAGCCGATCGACGGTCGCGTCATCGAGACGCGGGGCGCCGGGCTGAAGATCACCCGACACAGTGCGGTGTTGCGCGAGATCTCCTTGGTGGGCGTTGGACAGATCAGCGACGCGGTGGTGTCGGCGGTGCCGGCCGGGATGATCGAGCAGCCGGCCATCGTCAAGCCGGTGAAGGTGGATGCCCTGGTGCCGGCGATGCGGACACGTCCACCGACGCCGCAGCGCGACTCATGGAACCTGTACAGGCGCACCCTCGACCGGGACTGCGCGCCGCTGGTGAAGCGCTCCATCGTCACCTCGCTGCGGACCGGCCCGGTCAGAGGTCCGTGGGACTTCGACCGGCTCTAGATGCAGAACGAGCCCGCCCCCATTGGGACGGGCTCGCAGGCACGGCTACCTGACGCTGCTCATCGGCGGTGCACCACCGACAGGAAGCGCCGGAAGGAGGCGAATGCCGGCCTTCCGCCCGCGCACATGAGCTGCGCAGACGCTGGTCTAAGGTTCAGCCCTTGATCAGCTGCTTACTGGCGGCTCAGCGCCCGACCACCGGCAGCAGCGGCGCGCCCTGCTTGATCACCTTGTCCAGCCCGGGCGGGTAGGTCAGCCCGGCCATGCCGCCCGCCCAGTTCTGCCCGTCCAAGATCATCCGCAGCGCGTGCAACGTCCCACCGGCCGCGCCGGCCGGCAGCATGCTCGGCCGCGGCTGCCCGTCCCACACCTCGCCGGATCCCCAGCGCCGCAGTGCCACCGCCGGCCAGAGCTTGCGGGCCAACTGGTCGGCCTCACTCCGCGCGGCCCATGCCGCGGGCTTGTCCTCGCGCTCGGTCCAGCCGCGCTGAGCAATCGGCAGGATCGCCGCCTCCAGGTTGCCGACCTCGACCGCTGCCGCGACCCGGACCGAACGCCGCAGCGCGGCAGCCTCACGCCCGGCGAACGTCGCCGACCGAGCCAGCCATGCGCTCCTGAGTGCGACCGCCTCGGCCCAGCGGTCCAAGTCGCCGCGGACCAGCTCTGCGAGCCGCCAGGACTTGACCGCCTTGCCGCTCACCGCCACCTCGCCGTCCGCCGCCTCGGCCTGCCGCCAGACCTCCCCGCCGGGGCGCCCGCCCGCCAGAGCCTCACGAGCCCGGTGAGCCCGGGCAGCGGTCTCCTCGACCTCGGCCAGGGCTGCGAGTTGCTCGCGGCTCACACGCTCACCCAGGCTCTCCGTCACGAGCTCGACACCCGGCAGCGCGGGCGGGTCCTCCCCGGCGGGCACCGTCAGCCACGGACCCCTTGCCGTGGTGTAGCGCATCCCGTCCATCGTCCGGCTTAGGCCCGCCATCGCGTTTACCTCGGTCATGATCAAACTCTCCTTTTCTCCTCGCCGGGACCATCCCGCGAGGAAGCCTTGCAAGGAAGGGGAAATTCCCCTCACCAGATCTGCGGTTTGACCGGCTGCCCGATCCCCTCCAACACCGCCCACGACGACCAGGTTGCCGCCTTGATCGTGGCCACCGACCCACGCGACGCCCGCGGCGACAACACCGGCCCCGACTCACCAGTCACCGTCCGCGCATGCGCCACCTCCGCCAACGTCGCCCGATCATGATCATGATCGAGCAGACCGTCACGGACCGCCGCGGCGACGATCGGGGTGGCCAGCTTCGTCTCCTTCGCGCCGACCGGACGGACCTCCCACGAACCCTCCACGGCGGTGGCGATCGTCATCCCGACGAACACCATCGACGGCCGCCACTCCGCCAACTGCTGCACAGCCGCGACCAGCGTCGGCAGCTGCCGGGACCACACCTGCACCCGGCCGGCCTCACCCCGAGCCACCGCCACCCCGAAGCTGTCCAAATCGTGCGACGCCTCAACCGCACCCGTACACCCCCAAGGAGGAGGGAACATCACCCGGGGGCAGGCGCCCCAGCCGGCCGGCCACCCCGACCCGCCGGGACGCTCAGACGGCCACCGATTCAGGTACTGCTCGGCGAACCCGTCCACCCCGCGGAACGTCTCCAAGATCGCCGCCCGCTGCGCCGACCAGATCGGCGACGCCGCCCGCCAACTCACCGGATCATCCGGATCTCCGTCGCTGGACCACTCCATGATCAACGTCCGCGGATCCCCACCCAACGCCTTCGCCCGATACTTCTCCATCAACCCGGTCGAGCCGGCGTTCGCGGTACTCAGCAGCCACGCCTGCGCCCGGTTCGACTGCAACAACGTCGGCCCCAACGCGACCTCGAACACGGCCGGATCGACGTCCCAGCACTCATCCAAGACCGTCAGACTCGCGCTCTGCCCCCAGATCGCCCGCGTGCTCGCCAACCGCCACGTCGAATCGTGGTCCGGCCACCGGATCTCCGACGAATCGACCGCCCGCGACACGTGCAGACCACGATCCGCCGCCCACTTCCACGCCATCCGATGCACGTTCTGCGCCGACCGCAGATTGTTGGACACGTGCAGGATCGTCTGCCGGATGCCGAAGTCCGGTGCGTGCTCGGCCCGAGCGGTCGCGATGATCATGATCAACACACCCTTCCCGGCCTGCCTCGGCGTCGACACGATCACCGTCTGCCAGCAGAACTCGCCGGCCGCGTTGACCTCGAGCGCACGGTCCAGGACCAGCCGCTGCCACGGATACAGCCGCAACGGCTGCCCGGTGTCGGGATGAGTCAGGTTCGACTCGGCCCACGCCGCCCAGGACGGCCCCAGCGACCCGACCGCGGTCGGATGCGAGGGCGAGCAGAACCTAGGGGCAGGACAATCGAGGTCTCCGACAGGGCCAACGGCACCCTCCACCAGGGCGATCGAGGGCAACTCGAAGGCTGGATGGACGCTGTCGACGGTTGGGGATCTTCTT